GTCTGTTGTAGTCCCAGGTAAGGCAACCTATGAGGAAGTCAATTGGAGACAAGAACTAGCAGAAGCATATCTTAGGATACAGGAAAGAGGAAGAACATATACAATCATCTTTAATTGGAGAGGAAGAACTTTAAAGGTTCAAATGTTCTTCAATAAATTTTCAAGACCATCCAGAGAAGAAGTGCGCCAGGAACTCAATAAAGTCTACCCTGGACCAATTGTGCTATACTACAATCCATCAAAGAAAGAACCAACTTTACCATTAATGTTTGCAGCAGATGCAGGAGGAGACGCAAATGAACCTAGATCCAGATGCAATTGAAATTCAAAATTTAAATAAAAGTTTCGAGTACATTAAAATTGCAAGAGAGATTGATAATCTACAAGAAATAGAAAACTTAAAAAACGTAGCGAAGTGCTATGCTAAATTATATTTGAAGACACAAGAAACTGTGGCATCCTTAGGAAATTTATGAATCATGGCTGATAATGTATACCTTGGCAATCCGAATCTAAAAAAGGCAAATACACCGGTTGAATTCACCGAAGAGAATATTATAGAATTCGTAAGGTGTAAGAATGATCCTGTGTATTTTGCAGAGAATTATGTCAAAATTGTGAGTTTGGATGAAGGTCTTGTTCCCTTTAAACCATACGACTTTCAGCGGAAGTTGATTTCTAATTTCCATGAGAACAGATTCAATATTTGTAAGATGCCACGTCAGACTGGTAAATCCACTACGTCTGTGTCATACCTTTTGCACTATGCAGTATTCAATGATAGTGTTAATATAGGCATCCTGGCAAACAAAGCAGCAACTGCAAGAGACCTTCTTGGAAGATTGCAGACTGCATATGAAAACTTGCCCAAATGGATGCAGCAAGGTATCATTGCATGGAACAAAGGTTCATTGGAGTTGGAAAATGGGAGTAAGATACTGGCAGCGTCTACGTCTGCAAGTGCTGTCCGAGGTATGTCATTTAACATCCTCTTTCTCGACGAGTTCGCCTTCGTCCCGAATCACATTGCTGACTCGTTCTTTGCCTCTGTTTATCCTACTATTACTTCTGGTAAAAGCACCAAAGTAATTATTGTATCTACGCCTCACGGTATGAATCACTTCTACCGTCTATGGCATGATGCAGAAAAAAGAAAGAATGATTATATCCCCACAGATGTTCATTGGTCTGAAGTACCTGGTAGAGATGAAGTCTGGAAAGAACAAACCATTGCCAACACATCAGAACAACAATTCAAAATCGAGTTTGAGTGCGAATTCCTTGGATCTGTTGATACTCTGATTGCACCCAGTAAATTAAGAAGTTTAGTTTACGATAATCCAATGACCAGAAATGCTGGATTGGATATCTACCAAAAACCTGTGGAAGGTAGAGATTATGTCTGCACTGTTGACGTTGCACGAGGAGTGAGTTTAGACTATTCTGCTTTTATTGTTGTAGATATTACTGAGTTTCCACATAAGGTAGTAGCAAAGTATCGGAATAATGATATAAAACCGATGCTATTTCCTAATATTATATACGAAGTAGTAAAAAATTATAATAACGCATTTGTTCTGTGTGAAGTAAATGACGTTGGAGATCAAGTTGCTTCAATTTTAAACTATGATCTCGAATATCAGAATTTATTGATGTGCTCAATGCGTGGCAGAGCAGGTCAGATTGTAGGACAGGGATTCTCTGGTAAGAAGACACAACTTGGTGTCAAGATGAGTAAGACTGTAAAACAAGTTGGATCACTCAACTTAAAAACAATGATCGAAGAAGATAAGGTAATTTTCAATGATTATGAAATCATATCTGAATTGACAACCTTTATCCAGAAGCGCAACTCCTTTGAGGCAGAAGAAGGTTGCAATGATGACCTTGCAATGTGTTTGGTAATCTATGCATGGTTGGTCCAACAGGACTACTTCAAAGAACTTACTGATCAGGATGTTCGTAAGAGACTATATGAAGAACAGAAGAATCAGATTGAACAGGACATGGCACCATTCGGATTCATGTCTGATGGATTAGAAGAGACTAGTTTCGTAGATGCAGATGGAGATAGATGGACTACTGATGAATATGGTGATAGATCTTATATGTGGGAGTATCAGTAATGGGATTCGACGAACAGTTTAGTTTAGAACACTTACTGTTCAAGAAGAGAGTGTGTCGAACCTGCAAAGAAAGTAAAGACTTGATAGAAGATTTTTATTTAACGAGAAAGAGCAGAGGTGTACTTCCATCTTCATATTCATATGAATGTAAGGAATGTACGAAAAAGCGAATAATTGCTGGCAGAAAAGTTGATATAAGTAATTGGTCTTATCCAGATTGGTAGTTCATGTACTGTTTCCCCACGTAAGGAGTGATTTTTTCTAAATAGTTTTAGTAAAAATGATTCTTCGGTCGAGGAAAAGACATGTCGCTTAACCTAGTATCCCCCGGCGTAAAGGTAAGAGAAGTTGACTTAACAATCGGTAGAGTGGATGCTGCAAATGAGCAAGTAGGCGCAATTGCAGGTCCATTTGAGAAAGGACCAGTAAATGTTCCTATTCTTATCGAAACCGAACAAGATCTTCTTAGCACCTTTGGTAAGCCAATCGCAACCGACGCACAGTGTGACTACTGGTTGAGTGCGTCTACCTACCTTTCATATGGTGGTGTTTTAAGAGTATTGAGAACCAATGGTGATAATCTCAATAACGCCAATAATGATGGTAGTACATTAAAGATTGAGTCATACGAGAATTACGAAACCTCACACAGTGGCGCTACCGTAACTTGGGAGTATGCTGCAAAGAACCCTGGAAAATGGGCTAACAATCTTAAAGTTTGCACCATTGATGGTGCTGCTGATCAAATCATTAGTGGTATCAGTACCACTGGCATTACAGTCGGAATGGGTGTTACCCAAAAAATCGACGGAAGAGTTAATGCTGGTTCTGGATCCACGAGTCTATATGATGGTTGTTTAAGAGCAATTATTACAGAAGTTGGCGTAGGTCAAATATCTGTTAAAGTTACTGACAAAATTGCTGCAGATGGAACTGTTACCTCTGCTGCTTATCAACAAGGTGGTTCATTAGCATTTATTGTACCAACTTCAGTATCAACAACTACTAATACGGCAATCGGTACAACCTCTGGTGTTATTGATAATTCATTCGATGCATCAATTAGTGGAATCAATACAACTTCTGCTGCTGCTGGTATCACTCAGAATATTGCAGTCGGAGACGTTGTTACCGTAACTGGTGGTAATTCAACAGTTCCTACCGGCACTAAGGTTGTTGCTGTTGGTGTTGGAACAGTATTTGTTGACCAAGCAATCAGTGGTATTAGTACTGCCGGAGATGGTGCAGTCTTTACTTTCACCAGAGCATCTTCCACAACTACAACTGATAACGAACTCCGTGTCAGAAATACTTCTGCTGTTGGACTAGCAACTTACACCTCTGCTACTCTCGCTGACTGGTATAACTCTCAAACTTTGGGTCTTACCAATTCGACTGTTTTCTGGAAATCAATTGCCGAAAAACCCGGAACCTCACAGTATTCTTCCGAGAGAAGTGCAAAGAACGACGAAATTCACGTTGTTGTAGTTGATGATACCGGAGCAGTAACAGGAACCGCTGGAAACATCGTTGAGAAATTTACTTTCCTCAGCAAGGCATCTGATGGTGTTATTTCACCAACCGAAGCAGTATTCTACAAGAACAGTATTGCTAGACTGTCTGAGTTCGTTTATTCTGGAAGGCATCCAAGTGGAGTTTCTGGTGGAATAACTGCTGGAACTGGTCAAGCATTCAGTGTTACTGCCGGTGCTTGGGGTTCTGTCGCACAAGGAAATACATTTAATGTTGAAGGTGCAAAAACCTACAACCTTACTGGTGGTGCAAACTACTCTGGTGCATCACCTGAATATGCTGGATTTGGCGTATCACTTTCTGACATTGTATCTTCATACGAGGTTCTTAAAAATCCTGCTGAATATCCAGTTAACTTCCTCATTAACGGACCTTCTGGTGGTACATCAATCTTTGATTCACAGGCAAAGGCAAACAAATTGATTGAAATTGCCGAACTTAGAAAAGATTGTATCGCATGTATCTCACCACATAAAGCGGGTGTTGTTAACGTACCAAATTCAGATACACAAACAGATAATATTATTGCATTCTTCGATGGTTTAACTTCATCTTCCTACGCAGTCTTTGACTCAGGATATAAGTACACCTTCGATAGATTTAATAATGAATTCCGTTATGTTGCATGTAACGCTGATGTTGCTGGTTTGATGGCAAGAACTTCAATTAACCAATTCTCTTGGTTCTCACCTGCTGGTTCTTCAAGAGGAGCAATCAACGGTGCAGTAAAACTTGCTTACAATCCCTCTCAGGCACAAAGAGATCTGATTTATCCTAAGAGAATTAACCCAATCGTGGCACAACCAGGTTCTGGAGTTATCCTCTTCGGTGATAAAACTGGACTTTCGCATGCTTCTGCTTTCGATAGAATCAACGTTCGTCGTCTGTTCCTCACCATTGAGGATTCAATCGAAAGAGCAGCAAAGGATCAACTCTTTGAATTCAACGATGTTATCACGAGATCTAACTTCGTTAATATTGTTGAACCATTCCTTCGTGATGTTAAGGCAAAGAGAGGTATTAATGAGTTCGTCGTAATCTGCGATGAAACAAACAATACTCCTGACATTATTGACTCTAACCAGTTTAGAGCAGATATCTTTGTCAAACCCGCAAGATCTATCAACTTCATCGGTCTTACCTTCGTTGCTACCCGCACCGGAGTAAGTTTTGAAGAAGTCGTCGGCAACGTTTAATTCATTCACACAGTAGAGGAAACATCTAATGGCTAACCGTAACGCCCCAAATACAAAGGATAGAACCCTTGATGCATTTAAGGGCAGAATGATCGGTGGAGGTGCAAGACCCAATCTATTTGAGTGTGAACTGTACTTCCCCGATGATGCTATCCCACAGGGAACATCTAAGGATGCTTTAACCGACAAAACTCGTTTTATGGTTAAAGCAGCAAATCTTCCTGCTTCTAATATTTCTCCAATCAATATCCCATTTAGGGGGAGAAATCTTAAAGTTGCAGGAGACAGAACCTTCGATCCCTGGACCATCACCATCATCAATGATGTTGATTTCACTATCAGAACTGCTTTTGAGAGATGGATGAATCTCATCAACAAGAGTGAGGACAATGCTGGAATCACTAACCCAACATCATATCAGCAAGATATGTATGTTAAGCAACTGGGAAGAGCGGAAGTAGGTGGTACTGCACCAACTACTCAACCACAAATTCCTGTTCTTAAACAGTATAGATTCTATGGTTCATTCCCAACTAACGTTTCAGATATCGCACTTTCTTACGATAGTTCTGATACGATTGAGGAATTCTCAGTAACCATGGAAGTTCAATGGCTCGATGCTCTTGACTCTTCTGGTTCAAGTCAGTTGGGAACCGGAGTATAAATAGTAGGATAATAAGTTCAATCTTGATTAATGTCTAAATTATTTGGTTTTAAACTACCAGATCCTGGGGACGGCAAAGCATCAAAAAGCATTGTCTCCCCAGTTCCTCAAACAGATGAGGACAAATCAGATTTTTATCTCTCCAGCGGTTTCTACGGTCAATACGTAGATATCGAGGGAGTTTATAAGTCTGAGCAGGATTTGATTCGTAGATATCGTGAGATGTGTTTACATCCTGAGTGTGATAGTGCAATTGAAGATGTTGTAAATGAAGCAATTGTTTCGGATCTCAATGATTCACCGGTAGAAATTGAGTTATCGAATCTCCCTGCTTCGGATAGACTAAAAGATATCATTAGAGAAGAGTTTAAAAATATCAAAAACATGATGAACTTCGATAGGAAGTCTCATGAAATTTTTAGAAATTGGTATATTGATGGAAGAGTTTTCTACCATAAAGTAATTGATCTCAATGATCCATCAGCAGGTATCCAAGATATTAGATATATTGATCCACTTAAAATTCGTTTGATCCGTAAGCAAGAAAAAGGTGGACCAAATGCTCAGTCCCCATTTAATGTTGCAAGAAACGGTAAAGATCCTCTAAATCCAGAAAATTATAAAACCCCCGAAGTAGAAGAGTATTATCTCTACGATCCCAACTCTGCACAAAAGAATGGCAGCGGAATCTATCCGAATAGAAATGCCAAGGGTGCGGTAAAGATCTCAAAAGATGCAATTACATTTGTAACCTCTGGATTAGTAGATAGAAATAAGCAAACAATTTTATCTTATTTGCATAAAGCAATCAAGGCACTTAACCAATTAAGAATGGTTGAGGATAGTCTTGTTATTTACAGACTTTCAAGAGCACCAGAACGTAGAATTTTCTACATTGATGTTGGTAATCTGCCTAAGGTAAAAGCAGAACAGTATCTGCGCGATGTGATGAATCGCTATCGCAACAAACTTGTCTACAATGCGAGCACCGGAGAAATCCGTGATGACCGTAAGCACATGGCAATGCTTGAAGATTTCTGGTTACCCAGAAGAGAAGGTGGTAGAGGAACTGAAATTTCTACACTTCCTGGTGGTCAGAACCTTGGAGAACTTTCTGACGTTGACTATTTCCAGACTAAACTCTACAAAGCTCTAAACGTACCTTCCAGTAGACTCGATAGTGCTGGTGGATTTAATCTTGGTCGTTCCTCAGAAATTCTGCGTGATGAACTTAAATTTACTAAGTTCGTCGGCAGATTACGTAAAAGATTCTCTGGTATCTTCAATGATATGTTGAAGACTCAGTTAATTTTGAAAAATGTTATCACCTCCGAAGATTGGACAGAACTTGAAGATCATATTCAATATGATTATCTGTATGACAATCACTTCTCTGACCTCAAAGAAAATGAACTTCTTAATGAGCAACTTGGTGTTATTGCTGCTATGGAACCATACATGGGTAGATATTTCTCTGCACAGTATGTGAGAAATAAAGTTCTCAAGCAAACTGAGACTGAAATGAAGGAGATGGATAAACAGATTAAGAAAGAAATTTCTGCTGGAATTCTACCTGATCCAAATGCAATAGTGGATCCTAATACTGGATTACCAATTGATCCAAATACAGATCCAATGGGTCTTGGAGCACCAATTAATGAACCAGATTTAGCAAGTCAAGAGAAAGCAGTTGAAGCACCAGAAGGTGGTGAGATATAAATAAATAATAGTTCTTATAATTTTTGATTCAAAATGGATGATTTAATGGATATGTTAGTAGGTGACGAGTCATCTCCTGCTGAAGTCAGCGATAAAATTAAAGAAATTTTATATGCTAAAGCATCATCAAAAATTGATGCAGTAAGACCCGGAGTCGGTGCTGCTCTATTTGGTGATGAAATTGAAGATGAAACTGATGAAGTTGTTGATGAATTTGAAGTAGAGTCCGAAGAGGACGAAGAGGAAGAAACTCAAACCGGAGACGAAGATGTTGATTAAGGTCTTAGCAGCAGAGACAGATTTAACTTCTGCTGGTAACGTTGGCAATGCAACCGTAGTTCGACTGTATAACGGTCACTCTGCTGCATTGGTTATCACAAGAACTGATTCTAGTGATGCAACCATTGGAAGTCTCACAGTAAAAAATGGTGAAACTGTTGTTCTTGAAAAAGAACCAACTGATAAATTATCTGCCGCTTCAAATGGTGGTTCAGTCAAAGTTGTAAAAGTTGCATTCAGAAACTAAGAAAATGAAACTAATCAGAGAAGAGGTTGAAACCGTAGAATTTATCACCGAAGGAAAAGGTGCTAAAAAGAAGATGTACATTGAGGGAACTTTCCTTCAGGGTGACATCAAAAACCGTAATGGCAGAATGTATCCTATTCAAACTCTCTGTAAAGAGGTTGGTAGATACAATGAAATGTATACCAATAAAGGTAGAGCACTTGGAGAACTCGGTCACCCCGATGGTCCAACTATCAACCTTGACCGTGTATCTCATAAAATCGTTGCTCTTGAGCAGCGTGGTTCTAACATTTACGGTAAGGCACAACTTCTCAGCACCCCAATGGGTAAGATTGCACAATCACTTATTGGTGAGGGTGTGAAACTTGGAGTTTCATCCCGTGGTGTTGGTTCTCTGAAACTGAACAACGAAGGTATCAACATTGTTGGTGAAGATTTCATGTTGGCGACTGCCGCAGATATCGTCGCTGATCCTTCCGCACCTGATGCTTTTGTTGACGGAATTATGGAAGGAAAAGAATGGGTGTGGGAAGGTGGAATTCTTCGCGAAAGGTTCTGCAGCAACACCAGAAAGAGAATAAATACTCTTGTTGATCAAAACAGACTTGAAGAACATAAACTCCAATTATGGGGTGATTTTCTATCAAATCTTTAATTTATAAATAAATATAGTTTAATTAACTACAAATAGGTAATTCGGAGAGTTCTAAAATGTCCAGTGGTTCTAATTTACACGAAATGGAAGACGTTAAGGAAAACGCTGTAACTGCCGGTGCTAAACCAGCAGAACCAATGGTAAAACCATCTGGAGCAAGCGTGGAAGACCTTGGCGGTCCTACCCCAGAAAACTACAGACCTGATGATGATTCAGCTAAGTTGAATACACCAGGTGCTACCCTTAAGCAAGTTAAGGATGTTGTAAACAAAGGCGCAGCGCCTGCGGATGCAGCACCTGCTGGCATGAAGGAAGAGGAAGAGTCTGAGATCGATGACGATCAAGAGATTGTTTCCGAAGAAGAGATTTCTGAAGAGGAGATCACAGAAGAGGAAGAAGTTGTTGAATTAGACATCGATGCTGATGTCGAAGCACTTCTCCAAGGCGAAGAACTCTCCGAAGAGTTCCAGGAAAAAGCAAAGACTATCTTTGAAGCAGCAATCAATTCTAGAGTTGCTGAAATTCAAGAGAACCTGGAAGCAAGTTATGCTACCGTCATTGAAGAGCAGGTAGTAGCATTCAAGAGTGAAATCACAGAACGTGTGGATTCATATCTTGAATATGTTTCAGCAGAGTGGTTAGAAGAAAACGCTCTGTCTGTTGAGGAAGGACTTAAGTCAGAAATGTCTGAGTCGTTCTTATCTGGCCTGAAGGGCCTATTTGAAGAACATTATGTTTCAATCCCTGAAGAAAGATATGATGTACTTGAGAGCATGGTAAATAAACTTGATGAAATGGAAGGAAAACTCAATGAGCAGATCGACAGAAATGTTGTTCTGAACAGAAGATTAGCAGAATCCACATCTGATGGAATCTTAGGTGAAATTTCTGAAGGACTTGCAGTCACTCAGAAAGAGAAGCTCGCTACTCTTGCCGAAGGTGTTGAGTTTGATAGTGAAACAGACTACCGTGAGAAACTGGTAACCCTGAGAGAGGCATATTTCCCCTCCAGACCCAGTGCTCAAAGAGATTCTTCTGAGTACATTGCAGAAGAAGCATCCATGTCCCAGGAAGTAACTGGTTCTATGGAAGGATATCTTACTGCTCTGCAGAGAGTTTCTAAAAAGTAAGTTTTACATTATAACATAAACCCCTAACACTTTTAAAAGAGGTAAAATCAAATGCAAATGTTCAACGGTGAACAACTGCAGGAGAAGTGGGCACCATTACTTGACTACGAAGGCGCTGAGAAAATCACCGACTCCCATCGTAGAATGGTTACCGCAGTTCTCCTGGAAAACCAAGAAAAATTCCTGAACGAAGAGCGTTCGTTCTTGTCTGAGGCACCTACCAACGCAGCTAATGCTGGTGGCGCTTCTGGCGGTTTCGGCGGCGGTGCAACCGCTGGTGGTCCTGTTGCAGGTTTCGACCCTGTACTGATCTCCCTGATCCGTCGTTCTATGCCTAACCTGGTCGCTTATGACCTCGCTGGCGTACAACCAATGAACGGTCCTACCGGACTTATCTTCGCAATGCGTTCCCGCTACACCAATCAGTCTGGCACCGAAGCCCTGTTTGATGAAGCAGATACCGCATTCTCTGGTCAGAATGATGGTGGCGATCTGGAGCAAGGTCTCTACACCGCCCAAGCATCTGACGGCGCTTCTGTTGGTTTCGGTACTGCCGCACAGAAGACTAACGAAGCTGGTACTAACCCCGCACTGCTTGGTGCATCTGGTGGTCAACTCGCCTACAACGTAGGTCAGGGTATGCACACTGGTGACGCTGAGGATCTGGGCGATGGTTCAGGCGACCAGTTCAACCAGATGGCATTCTCGATCGAGAAAGTCACCGTAACCGCTAAGTCCAGAGCTCTGAAAGCAGAGTACTCCCTGGAACTGGCACAAGACCTCAAGGCAATCCACGGTCTGAACGCTGAAGCAGAACTCGCTAACATTCTTAGCACCGAGATTCTTGCTGAAATCAACCGTGAAGTCATCCGTACCATCTACAAGGCAGCAGAAGCTGGTGCTCAAACCAACACTGCAACCGCCGGTACTTTTGACCTTGACGTAGACAGCAACGGTCGTTGGTCTGTTGAGAAGTTCAAGGGTCTGCTTTTCCAAATCGAGCGCGAAGCGAACGCTATCGCACAAAGAACTCGTAGAGGAAAGGGCAACATGATTCTGTGTTCCGCAGACGTTGCTTCCGCACTGACCATGGCTGGTGTACTTGACTACACCCCCGCACTGAACGCCAACCTCAATGTTGACGACACCGGTAACACCTTCGCTGGTGTTCTGCAAGGTAAGTATCGCGTATACATCGATCCTTATTCTGCTAACCTCCGTGCTTCCCAGTACTTCGTTGCTGGTTATAAGGGTTCTTCTCCTTATGACGCTGGTCTGTTCTACTGCCCCTACGTTCCCCTTCAGATGGTTCGTGCCGTTGGTCAGGACACCTTCCAGCCCAAGATCGGATTCAAGACTCGCTACGGCATGGTCGCGAACCCCTTCGCAGAAGGAACCACCCAAGGACTTGGACGCCTCAAGGCATCCGCTAACCGCTACTATCGTCGCGTTAGAGTCGAAAACCTCATGTGATATTTGCCTACGGGCACTCACATTTTTCAGGGAGTCTTCGGACTCCCTTTTTTTGTCTAAATATAAGTAAATAAATAAGAAGAATGAAATCTTTCGATAGGTTTATTGAAGAGGCGGCAACAAAGAGATGCCCTCCTGGAAAATACTATTGCTTCGATGATAAGAAGTGTAAGAAGATGCCTCGTGGTTACCATGTAGGACGTGGTGGTTATCTGGAAAGAGATAAGGATAACGATAACGATTCTGAGGATTCCAATGGAACAAAGAATGGTGGATCTAATGGTGGCAACGGTTCTAATGGTAATGGGAATGGTGGAAATGGAAGCGGTGGAAATGGCGGAGGAAACGGTGGTGGAGGAGGAGAATGAAACCTTGGACTAATCAATTAGACAATAGGAATTATCTCTCTCCTGTTGGATTTAAATTTACAATTACGAAAGTACCCAAAGCAGATTTCTTTTCTAATTCTGCATCAATTCCAGGTATCAATCTTGGATATGCAGTACAACCAACTTACTTAAAGGATCTTCCTGTTCCAGGTGACAAGTTAACTTATGCAGATTTTTCACTTCGGTTCTTTGTAGATGAAAATCTAACAAATTATCTTGAAGTTCATAATTGGTTAAGAGGACTTGGTTTTCCTGAAAGTTTTGACGAGTTTACATCACTCAAAGAAAATGATAAGTACAATCCATCTAATGATGCAAAAAATCCATTGAATGAATATTCAGATGCAAGTCTGTTTATTTACAACAGTGCATTTAATGAAGTTGCAAGAGTTGATTTCAAGGATGTATTTCCTGTAACTTTATCTACAATTAATTTTGATGCGACTGATACTGATATCCAATACGTTACTGCAGAAGCGACCTTCAAATACAGCATATATAATATAACAGTTTTATGATGTAACTTTATGAATCTTGATGAAATTCAATTGTCATGGGAAGAAGATTCAAAAATAGACGAAGACAATCTACACAGCGAATCTACTAAGATTCCATCTCTTCACGCAAAATACTATAGAATTTTAAACAACATCCTTCTAATGAAAAAGTTAGAAGAGAATAAGTTTAAGCAACTCAAAAAGACGAAATGGCAGTATTACACGGGTAAGGCAGACCCCGAGGTGTATATTGAAAAACCATTCGACCATAAAGTGCTGAGGCAGGATGTAGACAAATACATGGATTCTGATGAAGATCTCATCAAAATTCTGAACAAAATAGATTACTTCCAGGTAATGCTCAACTATCTGGACAGTATTTTGAAGACGATTAAC